CGAGCCTGTTCCAGAACCCGAGCCTGTTCCAGAACCCGAGCCTGTTCCAGAACCCGAGCCCGTTCCAGAGCCCGAGCCCGTTCCAGAGCCCCCACCAGAACAAGAGAATTAAAATGCAAAAAAACTTTATATCTTTTGACCCTTGGTGGGGAGGATTTTGCAATATAAGGATGTCTTATGAAATGGCGGCGGCAATAAGCATAATCACAAAAAGGAAACTTATAATTCCTTATAAAATATATTGTTTATTTTTTTCTGAATGGCAAAATAAAAAATCTTTTTTTGATATATGGAATGTTTTGGACAAAGATTTATTTATTAAAAATTTTGATTGTATCGATTACAATGATATCGATGAATATAAGTCTTTAGAAAACGAAATTCATTATTTTCATGGAGTTGAAAATATAGCAAAATTAATTTTATTTACAGACGAATATCATGAATGGAAGATTCCTCAAAAATCTATAAATAGAAATAATTTTATATTTTGCGAAAACCAATGTCAAAATGATTATCTAAAATTTGCAAAGGAAAGATCTGGAATATGTATAAACATGGATGATAAATACATACACTTTCCAAGAAATCTATTTGGGCACTTTTATTATCTTGTCTATGGCAATGGACCGATTGAAAGAAATTTAATAAAAAATAAAATAATAAATGGAATAAAATATAAAAATTATTTTTTTGAAGAAGGAAAAAAAGTAAAAAATATATTAAAAAGTTTTAATGCAATACATGTAAGAAGAAATGATTTTTTAACAGCAAGAAAAGAATCAGTAGAAAATCAAATGTTTGAACTTCAATTTAATTTGAAAAATAAGATTCCAAATAGCAGTCCATTGTATATAGCTACGGACGAGAAGGATAAAACAGTTTTTAATTTTTTAAAAAAAGATTATAAAATATTTTTTTTAGAAGATTTCTTTAAAGATCTAAAAAATTATGAAGCCATGGTTTTAGATCAGATCATATGCTCGGAAGCAGAAGTTTTTCTTGGAAGCAGGCTATCTACTTACACTGACTATATAAATATAATTAGAGGAGTAAACGAAAAGCAAGATTTTCATAGAAAAGGAATAAATTTTGATTATGGAAAATACTTGTATGATTTATATCCTTGGGAAAAAGAGTCTGCCGACTGGAATAGACTGCATAGTTTTTATTGGAAATACGAAAAAATAACATAGAATAAGATATGGAACAGGAAATATTAGAATTAAAGAATTTGCTTTCGAAAGAAGAGTGTGAGGCTTTGATAAAAAAATATGATCTTGAGCTTCAAAAATTAAAGGTTGTTGGACAAACAGAGAGCGTAGAGAGCAAAGGTCGAATAGCTAATGGGACTTGGATAAAAACCGAAGAAGATAAGGTCATACAAAAGCTAAAAAATATAGTATCTTCTATAACCGGATTGCCGATTGAAAACCAAGAGGCGCCGCATTTTATTAAGTATGATGTTGGAGGAGAGTATAAACATCATTTTGATTATTTTAATCCTAATGCAGAAAGCTCAAAGAGCCATCTTGTTAGAGGCGGACAAAGAGTCTTTTCTTCTATCCTCTATCTAAATGAGGATTTTGAAGGGGGTGAAACGGATTTCCCGAAGTACGAACTAAGAGTAAAGCCCACAATTGGAACTTTATTTAACTGGAGAAATTTAAAAGTCAATGGAGAGCTTAATGAAAAATCAAATCATGCTGGTCTCCCAGTCATTTCTGGCACAAAATATATAATTGTAATCTGGACCAGAGAAGGAGTTTTTGATCAGAAAAAACCTCAAATTCCACCTTATACACTATCACACGACAAAGAAAAGTTTGAAGAATTTGGGTATTCTTTTTTAAAAGGAATAATAGACCAGAAAACATGCGAAGAGTTCGCAAAAGAGCTTTTTTATTTAAAATTTTCTAATAAATTAACAGCAGAAAATAGAGGTCAATTGGCAGCGGCAAACTCAGATCCAAGTGTTTTTAAGCCTTCTTATGGACTCGGATCAATAAAAAGATTTGATGATTATTTGAGATTAATATCAAAAGATCTTTCTGAAAAAATTGGAGTTAAATGGAAAGATAAGCATACATATGCCAGAATATACTATAATGGAGGCTTGCTTGGAAAGCATGTAGATCGACCAGGTTTGGATTATACCCTTTCAGTAAATTTATTTTCTACTCTAAAAAAAGAATGGCCTTTATACTGCATAGATAAAAAGGGCAATGAAATCGCTGCAAACACAAATGTTGGAGAAGGAATTTTGATTTTAGGAACAAAAATGCAACATTGGAGACAGCCATTAATTTGTGAGCCAAATGAATGTGTTGTTCAACTTTTCATGCATTGGTCTTTACCGGATTAATGAAAATTGCTTATATTTCTCCTCATTTATCTACAGGGGGGCTTCCTCAGTACCTTCTAAAGAAGATAGAGAGCTTAAACTCATTATTTCAAATTTACTGCATAGAGCATAAGTTTTTAGGGGACGCTTATGTTATTCAAAGGAATAAGATTAAAAATTTGCTGGGCGATAGATTTTATTCTGCTTCTGGAAAGCCAGATGAGTATCTAATCGAGCTTATAAGAGATATAAATCCAGATGTAGTTCATTTCGAGGAATTCCCAGAAACATTTCTCAGAAATGAAATTTGTGCTAAGATATACAGTTCAGATAGAAATTATCTAATCTTCGAAACTGGACACGGCATTTACTTTGACCCTCAAAACAAAAAGTTCATACCGGATAAGTTTATATTCGTCTCTGAATATCAGTCTAAGCTTTATGGGAGTTTAGGCGCCCCATTTGAGATAGTTGAGTATCCTATTGAGTTAAAAAAGCCACAAAAGAAAATGGCTCAAGACGCATTGGGGTTTGATCCGAAAAAGAAACACATAATCAATGTTGGTCTATTTACTCAGGGTAAAAATCAGGGAGAGCTTATTGAATTAGCTAGAAAGCTGCCATATTTTCAGTTTCATTTTGTTGGTAACTTAGCCATTAACTTCAAAGATTATTGGGGGCCGATAACAAAAGACTTGCCAGATAACTGTAAGATATGGGCAGAAAGGTCTGATGTTGATTTATTTTATCAAGCCGCAGACTTAATGGTGTTTACTTCCAAAAAAGAATGTTCGCCACTTGTGATTAGAGAGGCGATTGGATGGAGGCTTAAAACTGTAATTTATAATTTAAATTCATATTGCGACATGTACGACAAATACGCAAACATAGAGTATTTGAAAGATGGGGATGAGCAGTATAATATAGATTTGATCAAAAGCTGCTTATGAAATATCAATTAGCGTATAACTATCAAAATACCAAAAGAAATTTTAATGACGCTAATTTTTTGTTTACCTTCAATGATGGGGCGAAGATTACAATAACTGGAAGTTCAGAAAGCAGTTTTAAGGTAAGATTTATAGATAAAGACTCTTCGCAAATAGTTTACGAAACTGTTTTGAAGACTGGCATGTGGGCATCGCCTAGGGCAAAGTATTTCGTAAACTGGGTGATCCAAGTATTTAAAGACGGCCAATTAATAAAAGAGGAGTCCCTTTTTTTAAAAGACAAAAATATAAAAATAGTTTTTGATAGCTCTAGCCTCGGAGATTCTATCGCCTATATCGGCGCTGTTGAAGAATTCAGATTAAAGCATGGATGCAATATTTCTTGTGTAGTGTTTAATAAAGACTTATGCAAAATCTTTGCTGAAAAATATCCAGCTATCAAATTTAACAATTATGATTTTGTTAGTGACTTTTATGCAGAGTATAGGATTCGCTATCCAATTAAAGATTGGAAGGGCCTAACAAAGAAAGATCCAAGAACTGTTTCACTAACAGAGATTCCAGCTTTGGCTCTTGGTCTAGATCCAGTAGAGAGAAGGCCAAATTTGGCTGTTCAAAAAAAATCTAATAAAAAATATATTTGCATCGCTACTCAAAGTACTGCTCAATGCAAGTACTGGAATAATAAAAATGGCTGGCAAGAGGTAATAAAATATCTAAATAAGATTGGCTACGAAGTTTGGTGCATAGATCGATATCCAAGTTTTGGAAATAATAGCAATTTTAATTTTATTCCTAAAGGCGCTATAGATAAAACTGGGGACTTCTCCCTTCAAACAAGAATTGAACAAATATCTGGGGCTGAATTTTTTATTGGTTTAGGTTCTGGCCTATCTTGGTTAGCTTGGGCATGCGGAGTTCCAGTAGTTTTGATAAGCGGATTTAGTAAGGCGTTCGCAGAGTTTTCTACGCCTTATAGGATAATCAATGAAAACGTATGCAACGGCTGCTGGAATGATCCAAGCCTAGCTTTCGATAAGTCAGACTGGAAATGGTGCCCGAGAAATAAAGACTTTGAATGCACCAAGCAAATAACGTCAGAAGACGTTATAAAACAAATCGATAAAATTATCAGTACTCGACCTTAACCCTATTTGATTCGTAAGTCTTCTTTTCGCTTGGGTGCTTTGCGCCGTTTCTTCTTTTTGAATAATCCTTCAAAAACTTATTTTTAACTGGATCTACGCCGCCGTTCTGTTTTGCACGTTTTTCACTAAGTTCCGCACTTTTGTCTAGCAAGTCTCCATACGTGCCTTTCTTGTTCTTTGTAGCATCAACGAATGAGGTGTTACTATACGGGTCAATTTGGGCATCCACTGAGGCATTGGGCACCTGATATACCCTCTTCCAAATAAGTCCTTCCTGGTCGATGTATGAGTGCTCCTCGTTCATTCCTTGAAACACGTCAATCGTCTCGCCATTCTTTGGATTCTCGTAGGTATACAGAGGCATATAAATATGGTAATAAAAAAGCCGCTTTTTCAAGCGGCTTGGGGTTTTAGTTAATTTCTACCTTCTTTTCTTGCTTCTTCTTCTTTGGAATTTTAATCGTCAAGACTCCGTTTTTTACAGAGCATTGAATCGCTAATAGGTCAAGAGACTCTCTGCAAACTAGAAACGATCTATTATAATCGGTGTACTCACTCTTGGCTCTAACAGAAAGCTTGTAAGAATCTTCACAATAGGTTACTGAAACATCCTCTTTTCCGCACCCTGTAACGCGGAATATATAAGAAGTTGAATCTTTATCGGAAGACTGATTGATATACGCACAGTCATTCCAAATAGTGCCAGTCCCAGTTGTAGTAGTGTCGTAGTTTAAGTAGTAGTATGCCATAGTGATTACTATTTAGCTAACAACGTGCCAAGCCATTCTCAGAGGAGAGAGTAATTAAATGGAGCGCAAAGTGTTACAAATTTTCTCAACTGTATTTTCGTAAGTGAAATTTTGTCCCAGTTTGATTCCAGCTTGATTAAGTACTTTATTTTCAGCAAGAGCTACGGCTTTTTGAATAGCTTGAATAGCTTCATCTT